TCTCTCGTTAATCACTCCGCAAATGATGAAGCATAAGCCTCCGCACACTGCCATTGCCGGAAATGAATATCCCCGGAAGATCACTTCCAGGGAATAATAAAAAACTCCTCCGATCAGGAAGAGTGTCAGGTACTTTATGATTTTTTTCACTATGCAATACCTCCGGATGCAATGGCTTTCATGTAATCTTTCAGAACTTCATTCTGAAACTCTTCCGGAACTTTTGCCCCCCACTTGATCTGATCCAGATCTCCAGGTTTCGTTACCGACTTGATCCACATATTCAGGGCATTGCAATATGTCGTGTAGTATGATACATAGAACATTGCTTTATTGACGATGTTCTGCATCCGTTCCGCATGTTTTGCTTTCTTTTGCTCATATGACGTATAATAACTTCTCCAGTCCATCCAATCATGCAGATATAAGGAACCATCCTCCTGGTCGATCCATCCACACTCAATCAAATTGTCAACGATATTTGAAATTGTACTCCGGTCAATCTCCAGGAATCCCGGACGGATCGCTTCCTCGATGTCCTCATGTTCGGCAGCTACAATCCGTCCGCTCTCTTCCGCATTGTCAATTCCCCACAGCCAGAGGCGAATCAGGATCCCGATTGCCTCATTCTGGCTGATTCCGGATCTCTTAGCAAAATCCCTTAATTTACCTCCGATCAGCTTCTGATCGACCGTGATCCATGCCATCTCCTGCACCTCCATACTATAAACTCGCTGTCAGATCCCCGATCCCGATCGGCTTTGTCAGCACCTTGGTGTCTCTACACCAGATGCACTGCTCGCATCGGTCAGGTTTCGCTCCGTGATATTTCACTTGTAGGATCCTCGGCATCCGGCTTTCTATTACCTTCATCGCCTCTTTCAGATAGTTGTCATGTATGTAGATCACTTCGATGTTCATTGCCTCTTCTTTGGAAATTCCGGCAATGTAGAACGGCAATCTCTTTCCGGTGTTCTGGTAAACGATCTCCTGGTAAATAGCTCCCTGGAGGTCATATCCCCAGTAGCGGACAAAATCCAGATACCCGATGTCCGGAACATATCCGAACTTTGTGAGTGACTGCATGTATTTCAGATCCACAATCGCTCTGCCCGGATGGTAGCTGTCCATTTTGATCTTCCACTTGGATCCGAACAGCTCTCCGGTCATTATGACCTGTTTTTCTCCAGACATGTATTCCTGGAAAAGCGGATCTCTCAAACTTCTTGCAATCGCCTTTTCTGCCTTTATGAAATTTGCTTTTAATTCTCCATCCTGTTTGAACAGCTCCGGATGCTCTTCTTTGAATTTATCCAGAGTACCCTCATAGAAGGAATCCACGTAGCTTCCTTCCAGGAGTGCTGTTCGATCCGGTTCTTTATATTTCCCACGAATCTTAGCCATCGCACACTCTTCACATCCCAGTTTGCCGTATGTTCCGGCAAAATCTTTGAACTGGGAAACTGACATGTACTCATAATTGGCTATGTCGGAGTAGTAATTCTCCGATGTCAGCTGAAAGCCCATGAATTATACCTCCTCGTAGTCAATTCCCATTGCCTTAATGTACTCAATTACCTTCTGGTAATCCTCCGGGGATCCCGTGATTCTAACCGTCTGGCTTGGCTTCGGATCAAAAGGAATCTCCGGCTCACGGACTACTTTTGCATAAATATCTTTGATCGGATCATCACTGAACCGCTTGCAAACCTTAATTTCGCCTTTGTAGTCGGTTTGGAATGTCATTTCACCCTTATACGGGATCGCATAGCACTCCCCGTTCAGGAAATCTAACCCCAGGTACGCTCCTTTTATCATACAGAGCACAATTGAATTGATATCAACCGTCTGGAGCTGTTCTCTTTTCTTGTAATCCTTCATCATGTCCCGGATCACTGTGATACAGTTCAGAGCGAATCTTTGCTGATTGAATCCAGGCGGCATAGCGTCTTTTTTCTCAGTCAGGGTTTTCATTAACTGGTTCTGGATCTGATCCAGGTACTGATCTGCTGTCATCTGTCCCATGTTTTCCTCCTTTAGGCTACTGCCATATTTATAAGTGAGATGGCTGTTACCGTGTTGCGAAAGTAGTAATTCTTAATTTCATCCTCCAGAAGCAGCGGTACATAATCCCTGCCCTTTCCGCACCGATCACTCTTTCTGATCGTGTACTCCAGGATGATCTGATACTCTTCTTCGGTCAGCACATATCCTTGCTTTTCCATGTCCTCACGGACTTTCTTTGTTTCTGCTGTAATATCAAGCATCGTACTCCTCCTCTTCATCTTCGTAGAAGGATTCTCCTGGCTCGCAGAAAGCCTTATATTCAAGAAAGAGCACTACCGGGAAAATCAGTCTTTCACTCCCGATCGCCTTATATCCTCTCTCGACATAT